CCTCCTCGGCCTTGACGGATGTGGAGAAGGTTATGAGATTGTAGAACAGCATGTATTCCTAGATCTTCCAGGCTTCGAGGACGATTCAGGAGTTCCTCTTCCGTATGTAGTTACTGTAGAGCGCGAGTCTAAAGAAGTACTGGCTATCCGCCGTAACTGGTTTGAGACAGGCAATAAGCTAGAGAAGCGCGAATGGTTCACTCAGTACCCGTTCGTCCCCGGCTTCGGGTTCTATAACCTCGGATACATCCATCTCCTCGGCAATTTCCAGGATACCCTAACTGCGATCATGCGTTCCTTGGTTGATTCTGGTTCTTTCGCTAACATGCAAGGGGGATTTAAGTCTAAGGCCCTGCGGGTTCTAGACGACGGTTCTGCCATTGGCCCCGGAGAGTTCCGAGATGTAGAATTCTACGGTCAAGATCTCTCGAAAGCTATCTATCCATTCAACTTTAAAGAGCCTTCAGGCACGCTCCTGGCTCTTCTGCAGTTTATTGATAGCAAGGGGCAGAAATACGCGGACTCCGCGGAGCAAGTAGTCGCTGACGCCACTAACTATGGCCCTGTAGGCACCACGATGGCCCTCCTGGACGCCTCAGCTAAGTTCTTCGCTACCACTTTCAAGCGTTTCCACGCTGCTCAGAAGCGCCAATTCCGCATTATCGCTGAATTGAACTGGGAAAATCTTCCTGCAGACGATTCTATGATTTCTCTGAACCTTCCTGGTGAAGACTTAGAGATTTCTAAGGAAGATTACAACAATCGCGTCAATATTATCCCTGTATCTGACCCCAATATCCCTACTGCGGCGCACAGATTGACTATGGCCTCGCAAAAGTTGCAGACAGCTATGTCCAGCCCAGGTATCCACGACATGCGAGAAGTGTACAAGCAGTACTACATCGCTCTCGGCGACGAAAACTACGAGAAATACCTCCCTGCCCCCGAAGAAGCGACCAAACGAGAGCCTATGGATGACATTCAGACGGCTATCTCTGGCAAGCCAATCAAGGCCTTCCCGGATCAAGATCACGAGGCTCACATCTCGGTTAAGACGGCGTTCCTGAACGATCCTGCAGTAGCTGGCTCACAGGCTTTCGCTGCTATGGTTCCAGTAATCCAAGCGAACATCCGCGAGCACGTAACTCTGAGATTCGAAGAGCAGCTTCAAGGCGCAGCCGGCATGGGCCTCAATGCGACCCAAGCGGCACAGAACATCACTGAGTTCAATCAATTCAAAGCTCAGAATCCGATGGGCATGCTAGATCCGAAACAGATGATCGCTCAAGCAGAGATGCTGAAGCAACAGAACGATCAGGTTCGTCTGCAGCTTACAGAGCGCAAAGATGAGTCTTCTTCAGCCCTAGAATCTGCTAAGATCCAGAAAGATATCAGGCAGCAGAACTTGGATATGATCAAATTCGGCCTTACCCTAGAGGCAGACAAAGAGATGGAAGAAGTATCTCAAGCCCTTGGTCTAGTTAAAACTCTGATCGCCAAACCAGACTTAACATCCAAGGAGTAAGCTGGTATACTACTTACTATGGAACTTGGATCAGACTTCTTCACACGCACCGAACAAGCAATTAAACAGGCAGCACAAGCACAGGCTCAGGCAATTGCTCATGGGGGGTTAGATAACTTCTCAGAATATAAAATGTCGTGCGGAGTTATTAAGGGTCTCGATCTAGCTCTTTCCATAATTGAGAACGTTTTAGAAACAATTTCGAAGGAAAATAGACATGGCATTTGATACAGGCGCTCTAGGGATTATGGACGCTTCCCGCGTAAGCGAAACTATTTCGAGCAGCGACATTCCGGACCCGGACGTCCTGCCTCGCGTATGCGGAGATTGGATCCTGGTTCGTCCAGTATCTACTAAAGTAGAGAAGGTAGGCAGCATTCTGCTCCCTACAGACACTCAAGACGACATTAAATACCTGAACAATGTTGGACGTATCCTGGCTTTCGGCCCGCGTGCGTACAAGACAAAGAACGACGAAATTATCCAGTGGGTCGATGGCGGCCTGAATATTGGAGATATCGTTCAGTGGGAACGCTTCGTAGGGAAACGCATTCGTTATCGTGGCGTTAACCTTGTCCTGCTGAAAGATGTGGCAATTCAGATGGTTCTGGAAAACCCAGAAGACCTGGATTCTACGGTAAGTATCGAAGCCTAATAGTAGCGCGTAGGGATTTCCCCTACGGATTAAAACGGAAAAGGAACTATGAACATGACCATGAACGCAAATGACGGCGGAGAAGATAACGGCGGCTGGATTGAGATCGATCTGGACGGCCTGGATGACTATTCCGAGGATAAAAAAGCGACGGCTAAAGCTCAAGCGGATGAAGACGAAGACGAAGATGATCTGGTTATCGTAGAAGATGACGCAGACGACGAGGACGAAGACGAGAAGCCCACTCAGCGGAAATCTCGCGCTCAAGACCGCATCCAACAGCTCGTCGCTAAAGAAAAAGAAACCGCACGGGAACTAGCCGAGTGGAAAGCTAAGGCAGCCGCTCTCGAAGAGCAGAGCTTTAACAAGCAGAAAGAGTTCGCAGAGACGCATAAAGCATCTATCGCTAACCAGATTACTTCCGTTAAGGCTTCCCTGCGTCGCGCACGCGAGGACGACGATCTGGACGCGGTAATGGACCTGGAAGAAAAGCTAGACAATCTGCGCCTGGACCAGCGCGTAGTTGCTGCGCAAGCTAGCAAAGTAGCTCCTCCCGCGGCTAAAGCTAAGGACGAACCAGAAGATAAACAGACAGAAGCCACTCTTCCAGAAGAGATGCGCTACTGGCTAGAAGATAATTCCTGGGCCCTTAAGCCAAAGACAGACGAAGATCGGAAGAAAGTACGCGCTATTCGCCGTCTATCTAAAGAGCTTCTCGAAGAAGGTTACAACGAGGCTGAATCAGATTTCTATTCGGAAATCGACTCTCGCCTAGAAAAGCTATTTGCCTCAGAGGGGGGTGATGGTGTAAAATATAAGAACAAAGATACTGATTCGTCTTCGACTGACGCTAAAGGTCGCACTAAATCACCAGTATCGACTTCATCGAGAACTCCCGCGTCTCGTCGGACCCGTGTGAACCTTTCCCCAGAAGAGCGATCAATTGCTGATAAGCTGAATATGGACCCTAAGCGGTATGCGCTTCGCAAACAAGCTAGGGAAGAAAGTAAGGGCGACTGGACAGTTATTGTTTAATAATGAATACGCGTACACATAACAATTATAGGAAGTTTAGAAAATCATGAAGAATAAGAACCAAGATAAATTCGGTAAAGACAAGTTCGACGGCCCAGAAGACAAATTCGATCTTATGGATCAGCGTAGAGAAGAAGAGTTCTATATGCCCCCGTCTCAGCTTGAGTTTACAGATACGTTGAAACAGCGTTTCGCAGAGGCAGGGTTGCTTCTTAAGTGGATTCGGTTTCGCATGGGTGACGGCGCTCTGGATACTAAAAGCATCCGTAAACGTCAATCTGCTGCAGAAGGGTATACGTTTGTAACCCCCGATGAAATCGAAGCGGAAGAATTGATCTCTCTCGGTGACGTAGAGCAATTCGGTGGTTCAGGCATCATCACGAACGGGGATCTGGTCCTCATGAAAGTTCGCGTTGAGAAGTCAGAAGCTCGGAAAGCCTATTACGAGGGTAGGACGCGCTCACAATCTGAAGCTATTTCAGAGCGCTTGAGACAGAATGCTATTAGTGGGGGCAACAAAACTGTGGCTCGTACTGGTAAAAATGCCCACTTTAGCGGGTAATAACGGACAGTTACATTTTACAATATACAACAACGGAGACTAGAAAACTATGGCGCATAATACAGTAAAAGCAGGGCTTACCCCTTACCGCACTAAAGGTGGCGAACCGTTCACGGGTGGTCGCGCACAGTTCTACATTGATAACGGCTATGCTACTGCTCTGGGCGAAGGCGATCCAGTGCTGGTTGACGGCGGCTATGTCATTAAAGCTACAGATACTACTGCTGGTGTAACTGGCGTTTTCGCTGGCTGCAAGTACATTGATTCTGTAACTAAACAACCTGTTGAGTCCGGCTACTACCCCGGGGATGTTACTTCTGGCGGTATTCTGGAAGGTCAAGCGGATGTTATTGCGTATGTATATCTGGCTGACGACCTGACGTTCCTGGCTAAATCGGATGCGGCTATGGCTGCTACGACTGCCGGTGCAACTCACCCTGTCGTTTACGGTACACCGAGTTCGTTGACGAAACGTTCCTCGGCTGTTATCGATGCTGATGCTGAGGCTGATCCGGCGGAGGGCGTTCTGGTACAAGTTCGCAGCTTCCCGAATATTGCAGGTACTGAACCCGGAGATAACCCGACCATTCTCGAAGTTACCTTGGTCACGCCTAAAATCGTATAATGAATAGAACTACATAACAGGAGACTAAGTAAATGACTATTTCACGCGCACAGATCACAAAGCAGCTCATCCCGGGCTTGCATGAAATCATTGGTCTTAATTATAAGTCCATTGATAATGAACACAAAGCTCTCTTTGACGAGTATAAGTCAGAACGAAGCTTCGAGGAAGAAGTACTGATGAGCGGTCTGGGTGAAGCCCCGATCAAATCGGAAGGTACTGGAGTTGCTTTCGACGATGCTCAAGAAGCTTGGACCCAACGTTACATCCACAACACAATCTCCCTGGCTTTCGCTGTTACAGAAGAAGCTATGGAAGATAACCTGTACGACACCTTCGCTCGTATCCGTGCGGAAGCACTGGGTCGTTCGATGGCCTCTACGAAACAGCAGATTGCTGCCGACATCTTCAACAACGGCTTTAACGGTACTATTGCTCCTATGGGCGACGGCGAGCCTCTGTTCGATACGGCTCACCCGCTGGTTGGTGGTGGTACTCTGAGCAACGCGGCTACCACGGACTTGTCCGAGACGGCCCTGGAAAATGCTCTGATCGCTATCGGCGCGTTCGTAGATGACCGTAATATCCTGGTCAATGCTATGCCTAAATCGCTGCACATTCCTAAAGAACTGCAGTTTACTGCCTTCAAGATCCTGAAATCGGATCTGTCTACCACCACAGCTACCAACTCCACTACAGGCGTTACAAACGTTAATGACGTTAATGCCCTGCGCGCTGGTGGGTACTTCCCTGGTGGGGTTCACCTGAATCACCGCTTTACTGATCCAGATGCCTGGATGATTAAAACGGACGTTCCGAACGGCTTTAAAATGTTCGTTCGTATGCCGCTCTCCGTGCAAGATGACGGCGACTTCACCACCGGCAACCTCCGCATTAAGGCCCGTGAACGGTATTCCTTCAACGTCACGGACTTCCGCGCTGGTTACGGCTCGGCTGGTAACGGCTAATACCTTCACCAGAGGTTAGCTATGTAATGGGGCGTATCTCGTAAAAAGGGTGCGCCCCTTACTTTTCCACTCGTTCTGTGGTATAATAAAATGTAATTTTTACGAGACGGGACAAATTCCATGACAAGCATTAGACGGCATAAGGTTCTCTACGACAGCGCGGACGCGGGCACAGGAGAATGGATCCAATTAGATACGCGATATGAAGAAGGCGCTACTAGAACTATTCGGGCTTCTGTAGTCGCTGGAGATACTATTACGCTGCAGGGTATCGTAAAGGATGTTAAGGGTGGTGATCAGACGTTTCTGGACAATCTCGCTGCTAAAGAAATCTCGACTATTAAGATATATACTCAATCAGAGCAAGACATTCTAGAAGGCAACTGGACATACGTTCGTGCAGTTAAAGCCGGAACGGCAGGAGCAGCGCTTATGGAAGGGCTTATCTAAATAAAATGGGTGTTATCCGTCTAGTAATACGTCCAGTAATTAGATCGGTTATGCGTCCAGTAATGGGCGTTAGAAATCTTCTCGGATCTGGAATCAGTGACTTTAACAGTGATTTCAATAGCGACTTTGGTAATTTCGATACATTCCATAGCGAGCCTGTATCTGCCGGAGGATTTACTAAAGGATTCTCGGTAGGATTTGATATAAAGCAGAATAACAACGCAGCATTCAACCCAGAAGCCTTCTCTTCGGGATTTGCTACTCAGCGTTCAGGAAAAGGTTTTAACTCCGCGGCCTTCTCTTCGGGCTTTGCGAAAGATAATAGGTAGTAAATAATGACACAAAGAACTGAAACAGCGCTAGATACTCTGATTACGGATACTATTACCACTAATGGTAATAATGAGATTTCGGGTAGTGATGTTAGGGGTATACTACTAGATATGGGGGATTCTCTATCCTTCCGTGCGGTTGAGATTAACACGCAAACAGATTCGTATACATTAGTACTTGGTGATGCTACAAAATACGTGCGTATGAATAAGGGTACAGCCTGCAACCTAACCGTTCCGCTGAATTCCTCTGTCGCGTTTCCGGTAGGGACACAGATCCTTATTCGTCAGGTAGGGGCGGGGCAAGTTACGGTAGTAGCAACTGGCGGGGTAACTATTACTACTTCCCAAACGCTTCTACTTCGTGCGCAGCATTCAAGCGCGTCTTTGGTAAAAGTAGATACCGATACCTGGGAACTTGCAGGAGACCTTGAGGCAGTATAATGTTCTTAGCTAGTCACGGTATAAATGCATCTTATCAAACAAGTGGTGACGGCTCCCTAGCCGATGTCCTCGCTTCTGCGGTCTTTGATCTGGATGCCACACAATCAGCATCATACCCCGGAACCGGAACGACATGGGCGAACCTTGTCACGGCTCCGGCTGATGGATCGGCGCAAACTGCTTATGACGCTGCGGCCATCAATGGTATTTCTTTTGTTGGCTCTGCTGGCGATCCGGGGGCATATTTCAGCCCGGGTTCTGGGGATTATTGGGAGATTGAGCTTACAACCCTTCTTAAAGGACTCCATAAAACCACAGGCGGCTCTGATTTTGGAGTTGCGCTCACGGTTAATTCTGACGGTGTAATTTCATCCTTTGGGACACTGTTTGGAACAACCGATAGCGGGAACGCATCATCTGGCGAAGAAGGTATTTATATCTTCGGGTCTACTTCGGAACAGGTTATCGCGAGACAGTCTGGAACATCTGGAATGGCGGCTTCAACGACCATAATTCCGTCTACTTCTCTTGCTGCTGGCTGGCATATTATAATTGTCAGCTATAGCCATTCCGCTAATAACTGGCGCGTCTGGTTCGACACAGCAACCGCAAGCAATGTTGCACAAACCTATGCGACATCAACTGCTGATTCAAACAATAAGTTCGGAATCGGTGGTCTGGGCGGTGCGAAGGTGGTGGCAGGAGCCGACTATGATTGGGCATCAGTAGCATTCTTCAACGAATACCTCGACAACACCAAAGCCGCCGCGATCATTGCTGCGCTTGAAGCCCGGCATGCGCGGGATTACACACCTTAACAACTTTAATTATAAACCTAATATAAAAGGAACCTACTAC